ATCGTGGCTGGTGTGGATCGTATACTATATATGGTAGGGAGATAGATTAGTTTGATAGTGAATAACAAAGGAGGTGCGTATGAATAATATTATAACAAATGCCAATGGTATGAAAGTAAAAGTAAGAGTATATGATTTTGGCGATGAAGTGGCTGATAGATATACCATAGTATATGTAAATAAAAATATAAAGGATGGTTATGGGGTGGTGTATTATCCTGTTTTCTCATGTAGTGAGGATCCATTCCATCCATTAGGAGTGGGGATGTATGCGGGAGATTATTATCCGCATAGAAGTCATATGTACAATTTTGGTAAAAGAGTGAAGGATATAGATTCACTGCCAAAGAAAGTGATTGAATTTATAAAATATATTACACGATGAACGAAATAACTTACAACAATTACGATTTGGTTGCTTTTGAGCAGAATGGAGAAGTGGTAGTAGCCGTAACATTCTACAGGTATTATAAGAAGAAAGCTAAAGGTGAGGTTAATTATAGGTGGAGAACCAGATGCCCGGAGTTGGTGGATAAGATTGTAAAACACCGTACCAAGGTGTTTACCGGCCAGCTTATTCAGTTAGCGAAGGCGTATGGGGAGAAAAGGGTCATTAAATATCAAAAACAGGAGGAAGAGGTATGTCAAAATACGACAGGGACGCTATAGAAATATATATACTAGATCATATAGATACTGATAATTACAAAAAGCAGTTTAGATATGATAGGGAGTATCTGGCTTTTATGCTTAACGTGTTTAAGGATGAGTATAAAGAACATATCAAAAGGGATGGGATTAAGAAAGCTTTCGAGGACTACATAATGAGCGTTCCGTCTATATTCAGGATTCATATAGCGGATTGCGATATCAGGTATTTATTACGTTCATGGGAAGTGGAGTTCGATGATGATGATGATGAGATATACATCTTGTATAAAAAGATCATAAGGGAGGTCTTCTTTAAGATGTGTAATGATATGAACATTAGATTTTAGTTTGTTAATATTGTGACCATGACCTTGGCGGGGTGGAAGGATATATCATAATCGTACGTGTGCGGATATGATCCGGGGTCAGTTCCCGGCACCTTGGCATAACTTAAATGTAAGTAGTATGGAAGATAATATTTTAAAAAGAGCGGCAGCGGAATTAAAAGAAGCCGGTTGCAGGGTTTTCGCATGGCAGGATGATACTTATAATAGAGGTTGGAGTAAGGGTGATTATATAATGTTGTATTACGCCTTCCCTGATTCACCCAACATCGGGTATCTGAGTCATGGAGAATATGGAATGAGTGTAGCATATAGTAGAGCCTATATACCGAGCCGTGGAAGTGGATCGGGATGTGGCATCAAGGAGGAAGCTACGTTCGACCTTGCGACGGCACTGGACGTGCTAAACGAGCCATTACCTAGGTGGTGCAAGTCTTATGGGGTTTATCCAGAACAATATAAGGATATTGATAGATGGTACAATAGCGATAATTATAACAAAAAAATATTTAAGGAAATTTGATATGGAAGTAAAAGATTGGGAAAATCTGGTTTTGAATACAGAAGTAGGATCACATTGTTTTGTTACGCTGATTGATGATAAGGACATCAGTAGAGGTTACGCGCAGATCAGACGCGCGGAACATTTCGGGTATAACATCTGTTTTACAAGGTTATACGGGAATAAGTTCTATTTCGAAAAGATAGAGGAAGGACGTACGCAACAATATATCAATAGGAGGAAATAAAATGGTAATAGAGTTTGATTTCGAGATATACAAAAACGGAGATTACGATAAGGTATATCTACGTAACGGAAAAGAGGCAAGAGTATTATGTGATAATGGGAAGGGTAATAGTCCTATGGTCGTGATGATTGAGGATGATAAAGCGGATGATTATATTATTCTTCGTTATAACGAAACTGGCAGGAGGAATATCAATGGTCAATCGGGTCTCGATCTTATGTTATCGGTAAAAGAACGGGAACCAGAATTATGGGTTGTTGTCATATCTTATATGGATAATAAGGATAAGAGACAAAAGATGGTCTTACCTAATTTTTTCTCAAGGAATATAAGAGGAAATGTATATCTTCAAGGAAGCTCTAAATCAAGTGTATCATATTATGTTGATAAGCTAGAAGAAGATGGGTGCTTCGATGAGCTATGCGAGAAGATAAGGGTAAAGAGAGATCGCATTTATAACATGGAAATAATATCACTATCAGATGACGAGACGGCAGTTTAACCAGTTGATAAATGATCTGGACGGTAAAAACCCGTTTATCGTATTACATAGGGATGCCGTTGCGCCTAAATACGTAGGCGTGGAGGTCTCGAAAGAAGGCGTGGTATACAACTACTCGGTTATAAGCATAAACGACGAATATAAGCCTAAAAAGGCTCTTATTTCGAAGATATTGGGTATAGCTGATAATCTTAATGGCAATAGCGGCTTGAAAAAAGAATGATTGAGTGTATTTATGACCATAATAATAAAAGTTGTGTACTGATACGAATGGTATTGGACGGAGGATAAATATGGCAGTATGGTAATAGACAGGTTTATGTCTTAATATCATAATATTCTGCTATTATATCCTCTTTTTGGGTAAGGAGTATAATAAATAATATAAATATCTTGGATATGGATGAAATTAATATAGGTGATAAAATTATGTTTCACATAACCGGTAACCATAATATAGGGTATGCCAAAGGAGAAAGATATATCGGAACAGTATTAAGTAGGGATCACCGATCACGCCTTCATGTGAGGGCGGAAGGCATGCCTAGAGCTTGTATTGATGAGCGGGATGTGGATAAGCTTATCGATGAGAGTATGGATTTTGATATGGATGAGGTAATACCTAATCCAGTGGCGAGGAAGTTGTATAAGCTAATGAGTAAATATATTTGCGCATTCGGATGGTTTCATGAGAGTATCAACGGCTATATCATATATGATTGTGTGATGATGAGCCGGGCTTTAAATCACAATGTTATGTATGTGTTGCATGATCATGGATTTGAGATACGGCATATTGATAGTTATTCTTGGTGGATGACCAATGAGAGGTTAATGTCCGAGGTAACATACACGGAGGGGGATATTCATATAATTGTTCATGAGTGTATGGAAGATTATGTGGATAATGTGAGATTTGGAGAGGAATTTTATAAAAACAAGGAAGTATGATAAGATACTTACTCGTAACGATGATAATGTTGACACCGCCAAAAGGGAGCGGTGGCTTGCCACACGCCCCAAGGCCTGCCGTGGTAGAGGCAAGGGTGTGGGACAAGCTGGCGGCCGCCCTATCTTTCGTGGAGTCAAGGAATGACGATCGGGCGTATAACGCCACTTCCGGGGCTTTAGGAAGATGGCAAATGAAAAGGGTATACGTTGATGAGGTTAATAGGATATTGTGTCTTAAACGGGAGAAAAGGAAATATAGATACGAAGATCGAACGAATCCTGTCAAGGCTAGGGAAATGTTCGAGATATATCAATCTCATCATAATCCTAAAAAGGATATAGATCGGGCTATAAGATTGCATAGGGGATTGCATTCTCCTATGTATGTTAAAGAGGTTAAACGTAAATTAAGGGAATAATATGAATCGTGAGGTATTAATAAATATCATTAATAGAGGTAGAATAAGGTTTATCCCAGTAAGAAGATGTTTCTTATGCAATGAATATGTAGGATATAAATTCGTTAGGATGTGTGATGGAAGTATGATACCGGTATTTTCTAGTGGATGTAGGTGTTGTGGCATAAATAATGGGACGCTATCAGAAAGGACTTGGGATGAGGTGCTTGATCTTGTCAAAACGGTACAAAATAAGCCTATGAATGAGAGAACGGAGGAAGATGAATTTATATTAAATAGTTTAATATAAGGAGGTATTGTATATGAAATGGGTGATAATAAAAGGCGTAAGGTATCCTATGTCCGTGGTGTCGGCATTCGCCGCATATTACGGGAACAATTCGTTTCTGAAGATAAGGATAAGAAACAAATATCACATAATTTATTTTGATAATATGTATTATCTGAATATTCAGATAAGGTATTTGATTAACAACTATCCTGACTTCGTGCAGATAGGGAATTGGTATTATCCAAGAAGCAGGTGATGTCGTGGGCACCCAAGGGGCAGGCCGTGGACGGGTCGGGCTGGGTTATATCCTTCCACCTATCTTTCGGCTTGGAGAGCGGAACTCAAATTAAGTTCGATAGGGAAGAGGAGTACCAAAGGGCTTTAGATAGCTTAAATGAGAGGTTTAATGTAATATTATGATATGGTAAAAACAAGGATATTGATGGGATTGGCGGCTATGATGGCGAACATAATGTCGCAAGACAAGATATTTGCAGGGGACAAACAACGGTCCGGGATGGCATTCAATCCGGATTATAAACCAGCGAGAGATCGGAAGGAGTTGAGGAAGTTCCGGATCAAAGGAGAGGAGGTGGAGGCGTACTCAAAGAAAGACGCTATCAAAAGGTTGAAACATAAACATAAAAAGTAATATTATGAAAAGTGATAATGATATGAAAAGGAAGTTAGTTATTAATAGCGCAAAAGATGCTGAAATAATATCAGTAAGGTTAAGTCCAGATAAAACACCCATTGCTTATGAAAATAAAGTTAGATGTTTAATGTTGTCAGGATTAAGCCGGGAAGAAGCGGAGAAAGTAGCGTTAGAGCCAATGGATCTTGAGCTATATTATGAGATAGGCGCAGGGCTGATGGCCGTTGACCCAGCGGCGGTGGAGTCAGGGACAATCCGGAGTCCTTATACAGGGGAGTTGTATCATGAAAATTCTTATACTTAGAGGAGTATTGAGATTTATAGTGATCAAGGCAAATGATGTTGTTTAATTTAAAAAAAAATAAATTGTTATGAAAATAAAAGAGCATTTATCAGTTTATCTAGAGAGTGGATATCTTTTTGACGATATGTCAGGAAAATTAAAGTGGTTTGAGATTGATAAGATCTTGATCAGTTTTACATATGGAGTAGTTAGATATGTAGGAACATGGGGAGGATGTAGGGCTGAGAAGACATTAGATGGGAAATTATTTTATTCGTCCGAAGAATGTTTTAAAAAGGATAAGAGCATCCCTAAGACAAAACTATCAATATATGATGTTTTTAAGTCATTATATGGGTTCGTTCTAATAGGTGATGTGTGGAAATACAAAAACGGAAGAGCTGTCAAGTGTGAGTTGGAATGTTTTGATGTTGAAATAGATAATAAAGGAAAAATTTATTGTAAGGAAACATATTACAGAACATGTGAAGATGTGTATAAATTCAATGACTTGACTGTAGTTGACAAGAATGGAGACATGAGATTAGTAAAATCTTCAAAAAGTAAATTAATGCTTACTAATGATCAATTATGAAATGAGAAATAAGTATGGGGGAAAATAAGAAGAAACAAACACCATGCCGGAACTTGAAAGATTGGCATACGAACAAATGAAGGAGGTAAACGATGGAGACAGTAAGATTATCAGATTACTCTTCTTATGATAAAAACAAGGGAGGAATACAAAAATTGCGTCACAAATTCAGGAATCAAATACTTGAATATTGGGGAGAAGATACCGGAATCCTAATAGGAACAACCATGGTATATGAAAGACATTTGTGGAACGAGGAAGTTAAAGTAATGATTATGGATGATAATAAGATAATGGAAGCGGCTAAGTTAATAGCCAACTCATCAGCGGCCTTGATCGAGGCTATGGGGATGATGAGCGAAAATATCGAGAGAGCTAATAGGGGCGAGTCTTTGGCGTATACCGAGGAGGCCTTTAATAAAGTGGTTATGAATAATGGAATAGATTATAATAGTGTTATGAGTAGAAGTTGGATATGAGAAATGGAGGAGGACTATGGGTAAAGAAGTTAAGATAGATGTAGGATATAAAGATGTGCTAGAAAAATCATTATCAGCCATCCAATATCTAAGAATACATGGATTCTCGACGTACATGGAATCGGAGGGGATTGTAAATAGGATAATGATGTTCAAGGATAAGAATGAGATGAGAGATCAAAAGATCAGATCAATTTAATAGAACTAATTATGACAGTAGAGTATAAGTGTATTGATGTTTACAAGAAGCCGGAGAATCCAATGGAATGGTTGCCGTGTCCACGATGCGGCCTCCGGCCTCTGGTCTGGGAGTTCGATAACGGGAGATTCACGGCGTGCGGGTGCGGAACAGACTGTTATAGTCATTGGAGCGTGCGAGCGGAAAGTATTATGTCGGTCATAAAAAGATCTGATAACGGTAAGTCGGCTGAGGTGTATGATATTGATGAACTTAAAAATAACTGGAATCATTGGGTGAGGACAGGGGAGATACTGTTTACGCCAGGGAATGGGAAATGGTAATATGATTAGGTAATTATATACCAGTTTACACCT